CGCGACACCCTTCAAGATACTCTTCCGGCGAATATGGGCTTTTCCCATCCTTCCCGATAACAACAGACCCATCTTCGTTATACTGTACTGCGCGACCATTCTCATCAAGTGCAAAAATAGTGCGTAAATGTCCAAGCAACATTTCATCTACAACGCCAGTCTGAATATCTGCAATCTTGTTAGCGGCAGACCGGAATGCATCATCAAGAACTCTGTCCTTATATGCACTTGCCTTTGATTCTGCTGCTGTAATCTTGTCGCCCAACTCCTTCTTTTGACGCTCTTCTTCCAGTCTCCATTTTTCTGTACGTTTCCGGAATACTTCATCAATCTTACCGTTGGCAATAAGTTGAGCTTCTTCATCATTCTCAAACTTCGCCATGAATTCTTTTGTTTTTAATGGGTCTATACCTTCAAACTTCTTCAACGCTTCACGCGCTTCTTTCGCTGCCGTGCGTTCTTTCTCAAGCGCAGACTTCAATCCTTTAGTATCTTCAATCCCGTTTACATCAAGTTTGAATTTACCTTCACTTGCAACATACATATCTTTCAATGCTTCCGGTACTGCGTCTAGCGTGTCAACAATAAGTTCAAGAGCCATTTTATTTAACCATCCCAGTTATCTGCAACCTTGCAGTATTTTTACAATAAATCATTTATTTACATTTGTCAAGTGAGTGCTAACTATCAATTTCATTAAGCAACAGCAACACCATCATCATTTCTTCATCGTCATTCGATACTTCGCATTTACCTACCTGCGATTGGCTGACTGATATTGGCGACATTCTGCAACTATGCTGTTGGCATGTTCGTCAACTATGTTGTCACTAATAAATACTTGCGATACTGACTGCTGCTGTAATCGGATTACAGTTTTAGCTTCGGCAGTTGTCAAGGATTGCTTGACTACTGAAACTTCTGCAACAGATGATTGCTGTAATCGGATTACACTTTGTGCTGATGCTTCGGCAGCGGCGTTTGATTGCTGTTTCATTGCGTAATCGGAGATTAGGAGATTTAACATTTATGCAGCCCTTTCAGCAGTCATGCTGCCATCGGAGTTACGTTTTATCGTAGTCAATACTGGCGGTTTAACAGGCTCTTTCGGCTTCCCTGCTTCAATCAATTTTTCTTCATCCTCAAATTCTTCATGCGGCTGGTAGAACTCCGAACGCTTCAAATATGCAAAACGCGATTCAGCAGATATGCCACCTAATTGCCATGCGCTTACAAGTGCGTTTAGCATTTCAGGTGTAACAGGTTGCGCGAAGAATTCACGGTTCAAATCGAATCGAACATTACTCGAATCATCGCCAGCCCATTCAGCAAATGTTTTAAGTGCTATCGTGATTCCAGTTGAAATTGACTGTGCAACAGATGCCAAAATTGATTGTTCACCTGCGCGGTAAATCATCGCGGTTTGAGCGGATTCTGCCTGAACTTTATGCCCCTCAAGGAGCCTGCTACCGAGTGAAACCATGTGCATTTCAAGGCGATTAAGCAATGAATCTAGCGCACTGAATCCGGCAGTACCAACTTCTACCATTGTCGCTTTTGCAGCAGGATTAGGAAGCACCAGCGCCTTACCTGCTCCTACATGAAGCGTCTCATTAGGTGCAAGCTCATGGCCTGTTATTGTCATCGTTGGGGTTCCAGACCAATGACAACCGCTGGAAAGGTCAGCAAAAGCCTGATAATGTGCGATGTTGGTATCGACAATATCAATCATCATCGGGGTATCAATATCAGGAGTTACATTATCCGAACCCATTATATACAGCGGAATGTAATTCATCCTCGCGCCATTCATTGTCGGGTAGAACCGTTCAATCTCTACATCGGTTGATTGGCGATTCTTTTCCTGCACCTCAAATATGCGTACACGATAAACGTCATTCTCATCCAAATCTAGAACGCGATAACGGGTGACTTCTTTGTCTTCAAATTCATCAATAGGAATCGAATGTTCTTCCTGAATGACAGCCATTGAAAGCGCGTATTTGTTATTGACTCTACGTTGCCGCCAGTTGATTATCTGCTCTGCACGGACGATTGACATATACGGACGCACATTCAACGCCTGAGCGTCTGCAATGGTCATAGAATCGCTTGTAATCGGGTAGTTTACGTACAGACCTACTCGCCCAACTACCATACATTCTTCTGCAATATCCTGCGCGAATGCCGTCAACGGAATACCAGTCAACGTAATATCTTCCAACATTGATTCTGTATTAAGTGGGCATTCAGCCACAGGAGGACGGCGGAATACCATTCCAATCATTCCCTGAATTGTCCGGTATGTCGCGTTGTATAAAACTGTACGATTTAATCTGGCTTGATAAGCGGAAGGTGGCTCATCGGTTAATTCTGGCAGGTATTCGGTGGTATATTCGCGCAACTCTTCCGTGCCAGCGAATACGTCACGGCACTTTTTCCACTGACTAAGCATCTCAGTGTACTCACTGTGTTTGGTGCGAACCCCTTTATTCTTTTGTGCTTGTGCCATGCGATAACCCTCGGTAAACGAGTAATTTTCGCAAGGGTAACAGTGATTTAGGGAATATGCAAGTGAGTACTTACTTTTTCCAAGATTTTCCGCTACCTTGTCCATGCAACCATTTTAATGCTGCCCAAACAATGCAAACGAATATAAATGTTTCTATCATTATTCTCTCCAATTTTTAATACTACAAACCTGTGATAGTAGCAAACTGCATAGAATAATTAGTCTGCAACCGATGGAAGGCTCGGCTTAAACAATCAACCTGATCGTCTTTTGCCTTTCCATCACCGTTGAATCCAGCCATTTCCTTGAGTAATGCTTCGTTCCATGCTCCTTGTACCATCACAACTGAACCCACATTAACCTGCGATGCGAACGGTTCTGCGCGTGTAACTTTATCACCTGATTCTGGCGAAGTATGAACTCTATATCCTGATAATTTTTTTGTTAGATAAAGTACATGCGCTTTTCCAGCAGAACCGGGATCCTGAGGCAAACTTTGTTCAACAATCAATCCATCTTGGCTTGCTGTACTCAATAAAACTCTTTCAACCACATCAGGTGTGTCGCGGAAACGAACCATATTCATAATCACGTATTGTCCTTCACTCGTGATTCCCATTAAGCCGCCCGTTGACCAATCTGGGTCTTTTCCATCAATAACAGCACTGGCCGCGAAGTCCCATCCGCGACAAAATTTTACACATACCGGAGCAACAGGAACTATCTTGATGTTCTCAGGTTTGAAAACGCCACCTTCGCGTGTAATCTTCGGCTGCCCTAGCCACACATTCAGATAGTCATCATAATCCATCTCTTTCATCTTCTCGGCAAGACGAAGTAGCTCTTTGCCGATTAGCGCGTTATCGGTATAGTTAATTGGTATCAGCGTTACATCGTCATCTGGAGTGAGTACGAATCTTTTATATATGAAGTCATCAATAAGACCTGTGTTGAAGCCTATCCATATTTCAGAATCAGGTGCGCGGATAGTCGGGTCAAGCTCGATGAACGTTTCTTTTGTAACGTCTGTTGCCTCTTCAATCCAGCATATCTTCGTATTGTTAAGTGATTTTATTTCCTTGATGTTGTGCTTCAATCCACGGAATACGAAATTAGTCCCAGTCTTTTTGTGGCGGATAGCATTTACCAGCACATCAAATTCATACTCAAGTTTCAAATCTTTAATTTGAGTATCAAGTGTGGATAATACAGAATCGGCGATGGATGATTGAATTTGACGACAGCATAGAATAGTCATTTTCTCTTCCATAGCGCGCATAATTGCAGCCAATCCGAACTGTAAGGATTTGCCCCCGCCCCGGCCTCCGAATGCCACATAATACCTAGTCCGCTTATGCCCTCTATCGACGATACGATGCTCAGGAATAAGTAGCCCATTTTTTGGATTGATTATCCTGCGCTTGCTATCGAATGCGCCTTCTACCTCTTTGCCGTTGACGATGATAATCGGTGCGCGATTTTTTTCAAATAGCGGTAACCAGAGCTTACTCGGTAGTTCTAGTTCCATATCACTATAACGGACAAGCCCCAAGTACCTCCATCATTATTTTGGCGGTATCAGTGAATTCACCATGTATATTTATCGGTGGCTTTCTTAATGAGGAATAATTATTTATTTCTTGAGGAGATAAATCACAGGCTTTAGAAAAATCAGTTAGCGTTTTATATCCAGCATTTTCAATCGCTGACAATAGCAAATTATTTCTAACTGTTACTTTAACTCTATATTCATCCATTTCTATTTCTCCAGTTCCAAGCTATCAATTCCGTTACCGCATCCATCGCAAAGTGCTGATGCTATTTCAACTGCCTCACGCGATGTTTTGCCAAGATACATCGCCGTCATCGCAAAATCTCGTCCACAGCCAATAGCCCAATACTTATTTTCTATCTGCAATGGATAAGGAGAAGATTCATACTGCCGAACTTTCCCATCTGGCTCAATTACCAATAAGCTAACGCATTCTTTTGGGTCACGTTGAGACGCTGGTAATTTTTCCGCATCACAACCATTTTCAAGCCATTTCAACATTTCATGAATATGTGCTGTAGTACCAGCACCACCTACTAATCTTCCACATATTTTATGTAGCTTTGTAGTAGTGCCATGCAAGCCACCCATTGATGTTCTTTTATCTGCGGAAAGTGTTTTGCCATCCCAAGCTATAATTGTCATTGGCTATCACTCATCATAATTTTCGTTTCAAATACAAAATCATATCTCATTCTAACTATAGTTCCATCATTGAATTCTATAACAAGAGTTCTATCACAAACAAAACTATCTTCTGATATTTTAGAGATTATTTTACCGACAAGAATTTTATTTAATTCATCAGCCGGAACGCCACTAAATTCAACATCACTCATTATTTATTCTACCCTCAAGGTCAATCCCATAAGTTGTCTTAATCTCAAATCTTTCAGGATAATCTCCCCTGAAATTCTTTTCTTCTGGCGCGTAAATCAATCCAAGTGGAAGCAAGTCTTGCGTATCAGGGTCATCTGAATATATCGGCAAGTCACCGTGCTCATTTATGAGCTTCTGCAATACCTCAATAAACCTTGATGCTTTGCAAGTTTTGTCTAACTCAAATTCATAATCACTCATCTCTTCCAGCACCAAATCTATATCCTGCAATATATTCATTATGCGATTGAGCACCTGCTTCAGAATTAAATGTGCAGCATCTTCCAATTATTGCTCCGTCATAAAATCCACGCAAGAATGAGTATGAGAATGATTCTTTTTCTTCCACTTTCTTTTTTCTTAATGTGAATTGCGCTCCTAATTTGTTGCAGTCAATTTGGAATATCTTTTCTTCAATTACCTTATAATTTTTATTATACGCACCATCTATATAAAGAGTCGAATATTCATTCTCCATGAATGCATTGTGGTATAAATCATAGCTAGATGTCCCATATTCAACAGTTATTTCTGTTGTCTCTTTTCCGATTACAGACTTTGTTACTTTTCCCATTATAGGCATATATCCTCCAAAATTATCTACAATCTATTCCGCCATTAACTACAAAAATGATTAACATTGCTCAATGAATTCAATTCTCTATCATTGTCAGTTAATTAGCCATATCTCTAAATCTTCGGCAAAGTAACTCCAATTTGCCCCTGATACTTTCCGCCACGGTCTTTATACGAAGTCTCGCATACTTCATCACTCTCGAAAAATAGGAATTGTGCAATACCTTCGTTAGCGTATATCTTTAATGGAAGCGTTGTTGTGTTGGATATTTCAAGAGTTACTTGGCCAGTCCACTCCGGCTCCAATGGCGTTACATTTATAATCGCACCACATCTTGCATACGTCGATTTCCCCAAACAAATAGTCAGCACATTACGCGGTATCTTAAAGTATTCAACAGTCCGTGTAAGTGCAAATGAGTTCGGCGGGATAATACAATAATCACCTTTCACGTCAACGAAGCATTTTTCGTCAAAGTTTTTCGGGTCAACTATCGTGCTGTTGATATTCGTGAATATCTTGAATTCGTCTGAGCAACGAGCGTCATATCCGTAGCTTGATGTGCCATAAGATACGATTCGCTTACCATCAATTTCTTTTACTTGGTTTGAACTGAATGGCGAAATCATGTCGTGCTTATCCACCATCCTGCGAATCCAGCTATCAGACTTTATGCTCATTTTCCCTCTTTTCTATTTCACAATTTATATAAAATACTGCTTTTTTCAAATCTTCAATCGCGTTTCCTTTTAGGTCTGCGCGCCAAATATATTTCAGCGCATTTCCTAAACAAAATCCCATGTGTTTAGTAATCTGGATTGTTTCGATTCCACTTGGATGGCTTGTATAGTGCTTCGGATGATTTACGTTGTCATTCATTATCATCATAAATATCCTCATCAGTAACTTCAATCACTTTTTCTTCTCTTTTT